CAGCTACTGTAAATGGCGCATTTCCAACGGTTGTGCCTATATAAACATTTCCCGATGAGCTAATCCTCATCCGCTCCGTCGGGCTGCTCGCTCCGTCGGCAGTAGTGGAGAACACTAATCGTCCCGGCATGTCAGCAGCACCGGGAGTGCCGTCTATAACGGCATAAATCTGAGCAGCGGTCTGATTAACACTTCCGTCTGTACCATCAAAGTCAATCCTTCCAACAATGTCACCACTTTGAACGATAGTATTGCTGCCAACGGCTGTTCCTCTTGACTTCAGCAATTTTAAGATTGCGCCTATAACATCATTTGAATTATGGCTAAAAGATGCCCAGCTATTGTTTGACGCAGTTCCTTCTGTCTCGAACTTATAGCCAGTACGGCTACTAGACGTGCCAACTAAAAGCTGCCCACTTGATGTGATGCGAGCGTGTTCGCTACCAGCGCCACCATTTCCCGTAAAAGAAAGTACTTGTCCAGCCAATCGAAGTTCCGTGCTTCCATTAGCATCATTGACGCCAACAACTTGTGGAATACCACCATTGTCCCAAATTGCTACATGAGCATTTGTTGTTGATTTAACTTGAAAAGGAAATCCAGGACTCGTAGTGCCAATCCCTACGTTGCCTGAGGAGTCAATGTGAAAGCGTGGTGTGGGGGTGATTGGTGTGCCGTATGCAACAGTTGCTGCACTGTCTGTGAATATGGTTGCGGTGCCTTGTCCCAATTGCAGGGCTGACCTAGAAGTACTAGCAGAAGAGGAACTTTCAAACCCACCTGTAACAGTAGTTGAGCCTATCAGACCTCTACCTAGTGTTAATTCAGCAGATGAATATGATGTCCAAATACTTCCCAACGCTTGGCTTGAGGATCCATGCCAAGATATGGCTCGCCCAAGGTAGTCTTCGCCAAGGTCTAAAACTGAACCAGGGCTACTAGTCCCCAGACCTAAGCGGCCGGAGCTGTCGATGCGGGCGCGTTCGGAGTTACCTGCTCGAAATGTCAATTCATTGGAAATTGATCCAACTCTTACGTGCCCCAAGGTTGTTCCCGAGTCTTTTAGTGCGATATAGTTTTCAGAATCTGTTGAAGTAAACGCAGCGGAAATACTTCCCGTGCCTGCAACATCTAATACATAATTGGGCGAAGTAGTGCCAACCCCAACATTCCCACTCGCATCAACAAACAACCGCCCAGTGCCATTAGTCGAGATGGCTACTTGATCTGCGCCTGGGGAATAGAGGCCGGTGTTGGTGTCGCCTGTAAACCGCAGCGTTGGTGCTGCAGCACTGCCCAGCGGTACGGTCAGCGTTGAATCGAGCGTGGTGGCACCAGTTACATCCAACGTGCCAGGCACATCAATGTTGCTCGTCCACTCAACGCCAGTGCCGGCTGCATCGGTTTGCACCAGCTGGCGTGGTGCGCCATCTTGCAGCTTGCTGACCGGCAACTCATCAGCAACAACGCCAATCCATGCGCTGCCATTCCATACCTTCATCTGAGCGGGCGATACGCTGGTGTCCAGCCACTGCTCTCCTACATAGTTGCCGCTACTGCCCGCAGGTGAGCTGTTTGGTGCAGTCGTGCCAACATGAACCGGGCCGACCTTGACAATGCCGGTACCAGCGGAATCCTTAAAGAACAGGCCGGGGCTTGCGGTATTGGTGTTAATAGCAAGCTGACCATCTGCGATAGAAGTGGTCGGGCGCTTGTTTGCGGTGCTGCTGCGCAGATGCTTATAGGTAGCCATGCCTTAACTCCCGATGGGACGGCGTTACCGGCACAGTCTAGTATTCGCCTTCATCAATCTCAAACTCGTATTCTTGAAAAACTTCTGTTAATGATCTGTATTGCACGTAATAGTCTGCGTTGGCAATTTTGACTAAAATTTCGCCTTCAGCGCCACCGCGTGGGATATTTTCGCCGTTGTAATTGAAGCCCGACATGCCACAGCTCAGTAGGTGCCTTCATCAACGACACCGACCGCCATGGCGCCAGTGCTGTTGTCGACCGTGATCTCAGTGGTTTCCAGCACAATGCCCAGCGTGGATGGGGTAGCAATCTGCACCCGGCCCCATAAAGTCGTCAGTGCTGCGCCTGCATCGGCAACACCGCCCATGGCAGGCGACAAAGCACTGCCGTCAAACGTGACATCTTCAGCGTCGATAACGCTGATGCCAGCACCGACCAAGTTGACGTGCGTCCAGGTGGTGCCTTGGCCTTGGCTCAAAATCCAGTCGCCGACATCCAGTGCAACAGCTGGCGCTGGCGCAGTGCCGGTACCAGCAGTGGTGACCAGCAAATAGATACCAGCGCTAGCTGCCGTTGGTGCAGTCAGCGCCGAACCAACGGTTAGGCCCGCGCCTGCACCGTATGTATTCAGGCTGGCGACCAGATTTGTGCTGGCGTTGTACGTACCACCAAAACGAAGGTTGGCCTGTGCGCCAAACTCGTTGTTCAGCGGCAGGTAGTAGCCCTGAGCTGGTGCAACCTGACCGACCCAAACGTATGCGGTGCGATCGGTGGGGTTAACCCAAAGCTGACCGGCAAATTCAGGAATCGGCTGCGTGCTACCAATTTGTGCAATGCCGTAGTCGGCTAACTGATCAGCAGTTACAGAGTTGGAAGCAAGGCGTGCAGAGCTGAATGTACCGCTTGTAATTTTGCTGGCATCAAGATTTGGGATGTCTGTATCACTTAAAGACAAAGCACTGGTGATGTGCCCTTCGTTGTCATAGGTGACTTTGGCAGCAGTGCCACCGACTACAGCATTGCTGTGATTTAGCGTGCCTGCGCCGTCGACGCCCAAGCCGCTACCGGGGCTGATGACTCCAACAGTGGTTACAGTCGCAACTGGTACATCGGCCCCAACAATTGTGCGGCCATCAGTGACTAGGCCGTTGGCGTCGTATTGAACGATGTGATAATCACTGGCTTCGGCAGTGACGGTGTTATCAATGGCGATGGTGTCGCCGCTTAGCGTCAGGCCATTGCCGTTGACAACAACAGCACCCTTCGCGCCAGTTGTTGCTGTCGGCAGGTCTCCGGCTGCGATTGTCCGATAACTGACCGCACCAGCAGCGGAGGTCGGACCAGCAAGGAACTGCGCAGCAGCACTGGTGTTGTCCAGCGTCGTGCTGATCGTCACCTCATCGCCGGAGGTGCTGACGCTGATATTGACGACACCAGCTGAGCTGCCGACAACGCTGTTAACGCTGCCGGCTGCTTTAAAGCTGACCCATTGGCTGCCGTCCCAGATATATGCCTTGTCGTCGTCGGTATCAAGTGCGATCTGACCGACAAATGCGCCGGATACAGGCAGCGTTGTAACCAGATCAACCGTTGACTCGTCCGCCAGCTTGGCTGCCGTTACAGCTTCGTCTGCGAGCTGTGCGGTGTCGATAGCTCCATCTTCTAATGCAGTGCCAGCGATCTCGCCAGCGCCAAACAAGATCTTGGCGCCAGGGATAGTGGCATCCGCAATCAAAGTCACGGCCTTGCCCGTGAAATCCGAAACGGTGATGCGCTTGGTTTCGCTTGCGCTGATGTCGGCTACGGCAAGCTCATCACCGGCAACCAGGTCACCGCTTGAGAGAGCCGCCAGTTCGGTGATCCTGAGGTCTGCCATTGGATTGTGTGGCTATGAGTGCAGGGCATGGCCTGACACCACTCTAGTGTCAGTCGGATTGCTCCAAAAGCAAGAATGAAGCAGCGTCTTGCTCGAGTTTGATTTTGTCTCCTGATTCCTGCAACAGATATTCAGTCGTGCGTGTTTTGGCGCGCAGTCTGATCGGACCAGTGGCTACGAAATCAACAGAACTCACAATGATGTCACCTGATGCAAAACTTGTTGCACTAGACGTGATTAGGCCATCGAATTCCCACCACAAAGCGTCGTTGATTTGGGTCGAGTCAAAAGATCCACCAGAAGCACGCGTGCCGGCTGATTTAATATAAAATTTAGCGCGAAAAGATGAGCCAATTTCCGTGCGCAGCACCAGCTGCATCAAATAGTTAACTGGCTCGGTGTCACCTTCTTTCACATAGTCCCATTGCGCGGTAAGGCGACCGCTGCCGCTAATCAAGCTGCTGTATTGCTGTCTATATTCATCGCTTAAAACAGTAATGTCTACAGTTTCGCGCGTGGTGTTGATTTCGTAGTCGGAAACGCAACCCAGCAATCTGGCGTCACGATCGCGAACAGTTACCTTGATCGGTATGTTGCGAGCAATAGCATTCAAAGAAATAAGGCCAGCACTAGCCCCCTCAAGGCTGTCATCAAAATTGGTGTAAAGCCGAATTCCGCCAAGCTCATCAATAAAAGCATACCAGTTGCCACTGGATTGCACCGTATTATTTGCCCAGCCAGTGGCGTCAACAAAATCTAGGTTAGTGCCATCTGTAGTGGCGATTTCAATTAAATCGCCACTAATCAAATAGCTTGGATCAAAATCAAAACTAAAACGATCGCGGGAAGCGTTGACATCGCTTGGATTCACAACGGAATCCTTGCTGCCCTCCAATGATTTACGGGTCAGCTCAATGTTTCCGATATTGCCAAGATAGATGCCCATTAGATCGTCACCGCTGTCAGCGCTCCAGTGCCTTGGAAGGTGATTTGAGCAGAGCTAACCTCACCGACGCTGGCGCCAAATGTAACGCTGGTGATGTATGTAGTCAGTCGAACATCGTGATTGGTGTTGCCATCGACTAGGCGCAAACGCATATCAACAGTGTCGGCTTCAGATACGCTGCCGATTTTCAGCACTTTTTTCAGTGCTGTTGCGGCGTCGTTGCGTCCAGCACCATCGTTGTAGTACAACAGTGTTGCGCTACCATTGAATTCCTGCACACCAGGCACGTAGGTGCGTTGGCTGTCGCCAAGGCTGGTGGTTTCAAGCGTTTCAAGGTTGCCTGTCATCGACCAGTTGGTGACCTTGATCTGTTCGGTGCCGTCAAGCAACAGGCGCCCATCCCGTCCGGTATAGATTTTTGCCATCAGAGGACGCCCACCAGTCTTACTGTAACGCTACTGATACCAGGTCGCACTGACCTAATTGCAGGCGGTTGCTCGTATCTCCACTGATTGCCGCTGGCGGCATCAATTGCAGAAGTGTTGCCGCTCCAACCAGTGCGGAACGCAGCCGGCAGAGTGAAGCTGCTGAAACCGCCCTTTGTTTCGTCGTAATGGGTGATAAAATCGTCCGCTTGTGTATCGGCGATGTTGTCGTAGGACAAATCCAAGGTCATGCCGGTGCGCTTGTCGCCATACAGGATGCGGATCTCCTTGCCGCTTTGCGACTGAAACGTTTTATATGAATAGTCGCCAGCTTGGAAGCTGCGAGCAGTTGGGGCGTAAGCGGGGAAGGCCATCAGTCGTCGATTGCTCCAATGACTTCAAACCTGTTGTCCAAGTCTAAAACGTCGCGTGCGATCAAACTACGGTTGGCGGCATCCACTGGGTAGTTGCTGCCTTTGATCGTGACAATACCATCCTCGTTCAGATCAATCGCCTCAATTTGGTAGACCTCTTCATTTACGTTTTGATTGATCACTGAGAATACGGCGTTGCGGATGCTTTGGGCGACGCCGCCTGAAATCTGAAGTGTGCCGCTATTTACTTCTTGCTGATCACGCTCCCAGTAATAAACGCTGTAATTACCATCAGACAACGCGGATACGGAAATCACCGTGCCATCAGTTTTGACGATGCCGTTGTTTGCTGGCGAGTAGGGGCTCATCTCAGTCGAAACCCGAATGAAGTCACCAGGTGCCAACGACAATCCCCACGGCAGCGTTTGAAATGTAATCGTGTGAGTGACGTATTTGCGCAGCGCCAAAAAGTAACGCGCCATCTTCAGGGCATGGTCGTCGCTGGTAATGTGCTGAACGTCAAATTCCTCTAGCGGTAGATCGGCAGAGCCTGATTCGTTGTAACGAACAACAATTGTGCGTTGTTCAGGCAACTTATTCAACCCTGTCCAGCGGTAGATAACAGCTGCTTGGAACATGTTGCGTTGTTCCAGGTCAAGCCATTCAATGTTCAGGCTGTCTTCGATGATGTTGCCATCAGTAAACATTCCTTTGATTTCAATAGACCGTGATGCGTCAATTCGATAACCGGCGTCGTATGGCAGCGCTGGCTCCATTGCAAAACGCCCATTTTTCTGGGAAAGGTTGCAAAGCATTGTTGGCGCGATATTACCTAGCCATGTTCTGATGTTGACGGAATCTGCAACAGCATCATCAAAGAACAATTGGTTGGCTTCCAAATAGCGACCCGCTGTTACCAGGCCATCTCGATCAATCAAGCCAGCATTGATCAGCTCACCAGATCCTGTATCTTTATCGGTCAGCATGTACCAGATGAGATCAGAAAGCAAATTGCTGGGACCAACTGATCCATCGTTTAGGCGGGTCACTTCAATGCCTTCTGCCATGAAGCAGCGCAATTGGTCTAGCTGTGTGAAGTTGTCGCTTGAACGCAGCTTCAAACCAGCAACAGCGCAGTTGGTGTACTCCGGAATCGGTTGCTCTGACAAGCTTTCGTTGACGTAAACGATTTCGTGCTCTGGGCCGGCATCACAGCTACGGGTTACAAGGTCGCCGTAATGGGAAACTTCGGCGATACCGCTGTAGCGTTCAAACAAACGCGTGGTTGTGCCAGCTTCAGGCGACTCCGTATATTTAGATGGAATAGAAACTAGATAGTGGAAGCGATGCTGTACGCCAGCTTTTGTTCTTGCACTCTTGAAGAAAGAATCGTTGTTGTTCCAACTGCCAGTAAAAGATTCAACATCTACCTCGACAATTCGCCACCAGCGGTTGCGAGGTGTTGTAGGCAGAGATTGTTCAAACGCTTCTACCGTTATTTCCATAACAACAGAACGATCCAGTTGATTGGCGGCAGTCCATCCGCCTTTTGTTCGTCTTGTTCCTGCAGGTAAATTATCAAAGTAGGGATCTTCTCCAAAAAACAAAGACATGATATTGCTGACTGTGTTAAAAGGCACGTCATAGCTGCCGGTATCTATGTTTTCAATGCCGTTCGGTGTGACGTCAATGCGGCTGTAGTCAGGCTCCCATGAGCCGTAAGTCACATCAATGTATTCATCACGGTTGGGATTAATTTGATCTGGTTTTACTGCCATTTCGCGGTGCGTAAAGTAATCAATCGGGCGCGCAAAATATCCACGCCCACCAATGCGAAATGTGCCCATATATGTATTAAATGACCATTCCTTGTAAGGTGTAGCGCCACCGTCCAAAACGAACACTTCGCCTACGCCACCGCTTTGCTGCGCAAACCACGCACTGTTGACGGGACGAAAACGAAACTCAAGCTGTGATTTGTTTGCGTGAGTAACTCGAATAAACGAATACAAGTCTTTAGGTGACGATCCCAAAACCGCGAACAGATAACTGCCAAGATTTGTCCAGCCTTCATTACGCGTTGCATCACGAACTGCGTCAACATTACTGGGACGCACATCAAGCGCGAAGAACGACATGCGGTGAACATATTTGTTGACGTAGCCAGTTTCTAAAAGAACATTACGCGCGTTGAAGCCTTTCGGTTCTTTGTCTTTGGCTAATTTACCTGGTGTTGGTATTGTGTTAAAATTACACAAATTATTTAACTTTGCCCATACATTACTTTTGATGCCGATTTCTGTAACTTCAGTGCGGCGTGTATTTTGTATTGTTGCAGCCTCGTAACGCAAAATTGGGTAGAAAGCCTCTGAAATATCGCTGTAACGCAAGCGGCTTTCGGTCTCGATTGCATCTTTAGCGACAATGCCGATCTTGCGCTGACTTTCGCTCCATGCCTCAATGCAACGCATTTTTACGGTAAAACCGTCGCCCTTGTGTGCTTTTACGTCATATGGCCCTTGCGTTCTGTCGTACACTTGCCACATTGTGCGGCCAATCATGAATGTGGCGCCAATTGCAAATTCAGAATCCCAGCGGGATAGTTCGCTTTCTATTGCTGTGCGGACATCTTCCACTTCCGGTGGTTCAGAATCGCCAATGGCACTAAAAGGTTTTACTTCTTGACGACCTTTACCAAATCGAACCCTAATCGTATCTCCAACGTTGACCTCTCGTTCTGTGGTGAGGTTAGCCCAACGTGGTGGCAATTTGTTTTCATTTACTACGGTTAGATCGTGATCTGCGCCAT